ATTCAGAAAAAAGAACTGGATTGTAAGGATCTCATGAGTAAAATAGAAGTTTGCAAGGAATGTTTTAGACCTAAAGCTGTGTGTAGTTGTGTTGAAATTCAATCATCAGATGAAATCGATACTGTGACCTACTCAGAGCAGATGAGACAAGGAGCGCAAAATATTGAATATAAGGGAATTATACACAAAATTCAAGAATTTTTAATTAAGTGTGTAATATACTTTGCTTTCAAATTATCTTACTTTAATCAAGGTCTATTTAACTATTTCATTTATTTGACTATGAAACCGTTATTGGTTGACTACCCGGGAGCTCTAGCTTATTTTGCAGAAACTATTGGGTGTAGACAACGATTGAGACTTGGAGGTAAAAGTAGTGACTTTATCAAAGTGTTTTTGGGTGTAGGAGCTACTTTAGCAGCCGGAGGATTTATGTATAAGTTTCTTTTCAAAAAAGAAAAGGAACCTGTCATTACTCCTCAAGGGTCAGTAGGCTCTAAACCACAAAAAGACAGTGAAGAAATTGTCAATGTTTGGTACAAAGATGATTATAGAGTCACATCTTTGGATATATCACGAAGTACCTGTTCAATGAAAGGACTTGGTTTTGATAAGGTTGCACAACTCTTACATGAGAATTGTGTTACCTTTATTTCTGAAACCGATGATTATCCAGATAAGAGATGGGTTACTAGAGCATTTTGTATTGGAGGTCAATATTATCTCGCCAATAATCATGGTGTACCTAATTATCCAGCACATAGGTTGCGTGTCATATGTTCTGATGAGAGTTCTGGAGTGAGGGAGCAATACAATATTAAACTCTCAAGCTCAATGATTTATAGATGGCCAGATCGAGACTTATGTTTAATTTGGTTGCCACAATGTAGACCAAGAAGGAATTATAAGAATTTATTTTGCCAAGAGGGCCTCAAAGGTGTACATCAAGGTTATCTATTGGACAGAGATCGTACTGGTGAAGCGAGAACAAACCGAATCTTGAATGTTCGAAGAGAGAATATGCTAATTAAGGACCTTAATGTTAAAAGCGAGGTTTGGGTTATGCGCTCTCAAAAGGATACTGATAGAGGGGATTGTGGTTCTATATGTTTGAGCTTTGATAATTGTGGACCTATAATATTAGGAATACATGTTGCTAAATCAGAGTTTAATTTGCGATATTCATTGAGAGTTACTGAAAATGATATAGATGAAATGTTATCTAAATTTCCAGTACCCATGGTTCAATCAGGTGATGTGAACTATACTAGTGAAAGCGTACCTCAGGAATTGGGACCCTTAAGTACTAAGGCAGAAGTGAGATTTATACCTGATGGAAATGCACTTGTATATGGTTCTTTTAATGGACATAGGACAAAACCTAAATCACATGTTGAACCTAGCCCATTGAGTTATGTTTTGAGCGACTATGGTTATAAGGTTACTCATGGTAAACCAGTCATGAGAGGCTGGGAACCATGGTATAATAACTTATTGCCATCTTTAGATTCAAGTACTCACATTGAAGTAGACACTATAATGAAATGTGCAGACTCCTTTGCTAATGATATAGTAAAGGGTTTGGATAAAGAGGCTAGAGCTAAACTTATTGAATATGATGACTTTACAGTTGTTAATGGAGCCGCTGGAGTTAGATTCGTTGATAAGATGAATCGAAGCACTAGTGCTGGTTTTCCATTTAATAAATCGAAGAAACATTTTATCAATAATATTCAGCCACAACATGAACTTCAAGATCCAGTAGAATTTGATGAGGAAATTATGGAGAGAGTTTCTAAATGCGCTGAAAAGTATGACAATTTGACTCAATATCATCCTATTTACATGGCTTCACTTAAAGATGAACCTAGAAGTTTCAAAAAGATTAAAGAGAAGAATACTCGTGTATTCACAGGCGGACCTGTTGAACATATTTTTGTGACTCGTAAGGAATTGTTATCCTACACTAAAGTCATGCAAGAAAATAAGTTTGTATCTGAATGTGCTGCAGGAACTATTGCTCAATCTGTTGAATGGGACCACATTTATAAATACTTGACTCACTTTGGTGAAAATAGAATATTTGATGGAGATCACTCTAAATTTGATAAATCAATGGAAGCTGTTGCTATTTTAGCAGTATTCCGTGTGATTACTCAAGTATTAGAAAAATGTGGAGCTTCGCAGGAGCATATTAATAGATGTTGGTGTATAGGTTATGACTTAGCATTTGCATTTATTAATTTCAATGGAACCTTAATACAAATGTGTAAGGGACATGTTTCTGGTGAGGCACTCACGGTTCTCGTCAACAGCCATTGTAACAGTTTATATTTGAGATATGCTTACTTAAAATCGCATCCTATGAAAATTTGTTCTGATTTTAAGAAAAATATTACTCTTATGACTTATGGAGACGATTTTGTCGGAGGAGTTAACTCGAGCTGTAATTTCTTTAATTTTAGAATACTAAAGGGTGAACTGGCAAAGATCGGTCTTAAAATTACGCCAGCTGATAAAGAAGCTGGAGATTATGACCTCATGAGCATTCAACAAATTAATTTTCTCAAAAGAAATTTTAGGTTTGAAGCGGAGTTGCAAAGATATGTGTGTCCTTTGGATGTAGAATCAATAAGGAAATCTTTGATGGTTAATGTTAAATCTAAAACTATTCCAGAGGAAATGCAGAGTGCTCAGTGCGTGGGAAGTGCTGTTCGTGAGTACTTCTGGTATGGGCGAGAGAAATTTGAGAAGGAGAGACATTTCCTTAAAGAAATTGTATCGCTATCACCGGAAGTTGAAGTGTATGTAGACGGAAGTACATTCCCTACTTGGAGAGAGTTATTTAATCAATATTACGAAACATCTAATAATATTAGAGAATTCAATGTTGATTATCACTTGTCTCTGTATAGATAATAGGCAAATTTGGTGCTTACTACCGTAAAGTGTGGTCAATTACAATTCAGTACTGGTGGTTGTAATTGGAAAATGAACTAGTACGTGGTGATCTATCGACCATAAAGAAGACGGATAGACTTTACACTTAGAGTGGCTTTCTTTGTGTATCGTACAACAACTTGCCTTCGGAAACGTAATTAGAGGCTCAAGCACCTGTGGAAGTGCTTGCTGTGGCTCACGTGCACAGTTAGAATACGTGGATACTAGTGTCGTAACTGGTTGTGAATACAATGACACTAATATGAACAGTTTAACTATACAATCTGGAGAAGAAGAAGTCGAATCGAAGATGGAATCTAACGAAGAACAATCCGAAGTTGTAACCATCAATATGCCTGTTTCATCTGCCGTAAATTATGCGGCAATTTATGATGATGTGGCTACTGATATTTACACTGAAGATTTCAAGTTAGGCGAATTTTTGAGTCGACCTACAAAATTGATTCATACAACTTTTACACCCGGAGCACCTTTTGCAACCGTTGATTATCAAATTTGGGAAATGTTTTTCTCCAATACTCGCATTGCTAAGAAATTGGATAATTTTGCTTATATTCAATGCACCCTTAAATTGAAGATTGTTGTAAATAGTACACCTTTTGTTTATGGTATGATAGGTTATACCTACACACCACAAACAGGGCTTACATTTATCAATAGTGATGGAAATAATAAAATTTGTTTGTCCCAGAGACCTACCACGTGGGTTGATTTATCAACATCACAAGGTAGCGAAATGGTACTCCCATTTTTCCATTACAAAAATTGGTTAGAGATTGGATCTCTACAAGAATGTCGTGATTTCGGTGAATTGAAGATTTGGCAATTAGTTCAAGCTTCTGTCGCTAATGCTGGTATAACCTCGACACCTTCTGTGACCGTGTATGGATGGGTTGAAAATGTTAAATTATATGGTAACACTATTAATTTAGCTGTTCAATCTGGGGAAGAAAAGGATGACAGTTATCCTAACGGACCCGTTTCATCGGTTGCTTCAACTATTGGAAATGCTGCAGATTATTTTGCTAATATTCCAATTATTGGACGATTTGCTAAAGCCACATCTATTGGAGCAAAAGCTGTAGGAGCTATCGCGACAATGTTCGGTTTTACTAATCATCCAATAATCACGGATGCATCACCAATTAAGAGTCAACCTTTCCATGGTTTAGCGTCAGCACACATTAGTAATGTAGTTGATAAATTAACCTTGGATCCAAAGAATGAATTGTCTATATCACCTACCACAGTCGGTTTACCAGCAAGAGATGAATTAGCAATCGCGGATTTGACCTCAAGAGAGAGTATCATCGCAACAGCATCTTGGGCAACAACGAGTGCAAGTAGTACATTACTATTTGCAAGTAATGTTTGCCCAACAATGTGCCAAGCTACCAATGCAGTAACAAATCAATGGAAATTAGTTGATACACCTCTCGGTATGACATCTAGAATGTTCTCGAATTGGAGAGGAGATATCAAATATAAATTTAAGATTGTGAAGACCCCATACCATAAGGGTTCGCTAGTTATTAACTACGATCCTGCTGGTAATATTATTACAACTAGTGATAATAACAATGTGGTCCAAACAGTTATCGTCGATATCTCTGAAACTGATGAGTTTGAAATAGTTGTACCATATATGGCACCGCAATCTTTTTTGCGTAACAATCCTGTTACACAAAATGATTGGGCCGTAAATGGTGGAGCTATTTCAACGTATGATGCAGATTACCACAATGGTAGACTTACTGTCCGAGTTTTGAATAATCTTACAGCTCCTTTGGATACTGCAAGTGCATCAATCGTCGTATGGGTAAGTGGTTGTGATAATTTCGAATTGGGCAATCCTAGCGATTTACGTCTAGGTAGTACTAATCAATATAGACCATCACCATTTCAGATTCAATCTGGAGAGGAAACTGTTACAAAAACTAAGCAATTTATTATGGGAGTCTCTACGCTCACAACGCCACACATCTATGATGTCAACTTTGGTGAACGAGTGGCTTCTGTCCGTGAATTAATGAGAAGAGCCATGTATATAAATATGGAGAGAGCCAATACTAATACGTCAGGTACATCCTTGAATAAGTATGTGTTTACACATACCAAGTACCCACCTGCGTATGGTTTTGACTCTAATGGTATACATGGGGCTCAACAAATTAATGGAGTCGGTACTGATGTAAATTTCAACTTTACACATCCAAATGTTTACAATTGGTTGCAAACCTGTTTCGTTGGACAGAGAGGTTCTATGATTTGGCATTATTGTGGATTGCATGATGAACAGATACCTACAATGAAAGCTTGCCGTATTACAGAAACAACTGTGGCTACACGTGCAGGCTTGAGAGTATTGACTGCTGATATATTAGGTACGTCATACAGTGCTTCAGCTAAAAAATCAATTGAGAACGGAGCTGGATTATCTGGACAATCACTAATACATCAAGCAACTCAAGCTGGTTTATCTGTATTGTACCCACAATACTCCAAATTTAGATTCGTATCTGCGGATCCCGAATATAATACATATGGTGACGCTAAAGATGATACCATTAATGAGAAATTTGAACTCACTGTGATCAACGCAAACAACGGAAGATTTTCCGGTTATGATCGCTATTGCTCTATTGGACCTGATTTTAACTTCTTTTTCTTTGTGAATGTACCGCCAAGATATAACTATGTTATACCATCGGCAGCTGCATTTTAATTTATATATGTATATTTGCATTTTAAAGTAATCGTTTCGACACGATCGAACGATTCTTTTCCAAAACTTATGTTTTGGTTTCTTTAACGCTTGGCCGCAAGGCTGCAGCATAAACATCCGGAAGGACTCATAGAGTTCTATCCCTTTGGTGGATTTTATAGCTGCAGCAATGCAGTGAAATTTTTTACCACAAACCAAACAAAGTCGTG